CGATAGGTATATGAACCACCGCCACCGCCACAGCCACCCTGCCGAGTTGAGCCGTTTAACCCACGTCGACCAGAGCCGCCACCGCCACCAGCGCCCCAGCACTCAACCATCACAAATTGAGCGCCAGCGGGCTTCGTCCAAGTGCCAGATGACGAAAACTCTTGAATATCGGCACTTCCAGTGGCTGCCGGAGCGGCGCTTGTCCATGCGGTTCCATTGCTCGTCAGAATATTGCCATTAGCCCCCGGAGCTACAGCGGTTACCGCCGATGTTCCGTTACCGATGAGGACTGCATTTGATGTAAGTGACGCGGCCCCCGTCCCACCTTTAGACACAGAGAGAGTGGCGAACGATGGCTCTTTACCATCAATTTGCGTCTGAATGGCGGAGGTCACGCCATCGAGATAACTGAGTTCAGTCGGGCTAAGAGTAGCGCCGTTAGCGGATACGCTGCCCGCGACCTGCAAGACCTTACCGACACCAACATTGAGGCCAACGCTCGTGCCTGTCCCGTTAGCAGTAAAAAGCGCATCAACGAGATCAAGATCGGTGTTCAGCTTAGTCCCCCAAGTATCAGCAGAAGCGCCAACTTCGGGTTTCGTAAGACCAAGGTTAGTTGTGGTAGTATCAGCCATTTCAAGCCTCTTTAAAAGCGCTTACACGCTATTCCATTGGGTCTCTGTATCAGAAACTTGCGTCCAAGTCTCTACTGTAATTGGAATTGCGCCCCATGTCACTGTAGTATCGGGAACGTCATCCCAAGACTCCGGCGTATCAGGCTGCCCAGCCCACCAAAGAACGCTTTGTTTATAGAACCTGTTTGAGTTGGCAAACAAAATTGGCGTTATAAATGCAGGGCCAACCGTGATTGTCGGAGAGTAGAAGTTGTTTGTATTTGAAACACGCTGCGGCGTTAACGGATAGTTTGAATTTGCGCCGACTGAATAGATGACGTTGACGTTCGCTACAAATGGCGCGTCTACGAATTGGTCAATCGCAACGTGAGCTGCATAAAACGTGTTCTGGTTAGCGGTTAGTGGCGGCAGAACGAACTGCTCAATCGAGGCAGTGGCTGCGTAGAACGTGTTCTGGTTATTCACCCGCGCAGGTGCAAGCCCGTATACAGCCTTTACTAATGTTGCGGGGTAGAAAGTCTCACCGTCCACAACCAAGGGCTGTGAAATATAATTAACATTGCGAGAGGACGGCGAGTAAACCGCGCTGACGTTCAGAACGCCAAGAGTCGTATACCCTGCGTCAACATAGCCAGACTGCGAATAGTCTTGGAATGAGAGAATAGTAGCGCCAGTTGTAACCAGCGGGCTGTAGAATGAATTAGAATTGTCAAAGCGAACCGGGAGGATAGCCGCTGCCGTAGAAACGGAGGCCGCGTAGAACGTATTTGTGTTCGTGTAGAGCGCGGGAGCGATATTCTCAAACTGCTGTATCGTCGCGCTGTAAAAGGTGTTGACGTTATCAATCCGCGGAGGATTGATATGATACGCCATCTGAACAACGGTCGCAGAGTAGAAGGTTTGGCTGTTTGTATAGAACGGTGCGATTAGCGCGATAGAGCCGCGCCCAACGGACGCTGAGTAGAATGTCGAGGCATTCTGATACAATGGCGGCAGAAGCGTCTGGTCGGCCCCTGTGGCCGTTACAGTGGGCGTATAGAAGGTGTTGGCGTTATCGTATCGTGTGGGCGTTAGCGTTTTGGACGCAGACACCGATGCAGTGAAGAACGTGTTGGTATTAGTGTAAAGAGCCGCCGTCAGCGCACTGGTAGTAGTGATTGACGCTGAATAGAATGTGTTGGTGTTCGTATACAGCGCGGGGGTAAGCGCACGGGTTGACGTTACCGTGGCGGAATAGAAGACATTGGTGTTCGTGTAGAGCGCGGGATCAAGGTTCTGCGCTCCACCAGACTGCGTTATGTCAGGGGTATAGAATGTATTGGTGTTGTCATAGCGGTTCGGCGACAGGTTCTGTGCGGGCGTTGTCTGCGAGATTGACGCTGAGTAGAATGTGTTCGTATTGTCGTAGCTTGCGGGCGTTAGTCGCTGCGTTGTGTCGCGCAGACGGATAAGCAGAATTGGGCCACGCACGTTTGTAACCGTGCCTGTGGCTGTAACGCCAACTGTGGGCGCTGCCGTGCTGGAGCCAGCCGTTGCCAAGGCATAAGCAACATAACCACCAATATCGTTACCAGTGCCGCTATCAGGCTCTTCAAGTTCAACGGCAGTCCCGAATGTCGTTCCCGTTGAAGAGATTGTTGGCGCGGTGAAGCCGTTATTTAGAACGTCTGTCGGTATACACATCGCCCAAATGGCAAGATCGCCATTTGATATATTTGGAGCAGAGCCGCCATTTGTTAATAGCGTTGTAAATGCCGTTCCCGATGTCGGAGCGGTCGTGCGTGAGCCTTCCGCAGTCCCAAACGAATAAGAACTGCTGCCACCGCCGGGAACTCGAACAATTATACCCCAGCTTACGTTGTTCGTGCCTACAGTTACCGCAAGGTTGCCCGTTTCGCTTCCGGTAACGTTGAGTTTGAGGTAAACAAAAAGGTTGGTGTTGCCAGTATCAGCACCAAGTGTTGTGCCATAACCGCCAGCGCCAGTTATGCTATCTACTAGAACCCATCCGCTAGGCGTTGTTACCGTGCCGCCGTTAGCAGTGGATGGTTTCTGCCCAACGATGAGGACGAGAATATCCTTAGCCTGAATACCCGCGGGGTAAGCAGGGCTAACACTAGTGCCGCCTGAGGCTGAGTAGGCTGCACCGCCATCAGTAGGAGTGCCGAAAGCCATTGGCTACCTCCTATGTGTAAGGTGGTGTGAAGGACGGTAGGCCAAACTTATCGACTTGGTAATAGAAGTCGATGCCAAGCAAAAACGCATCATCTGGGAATGTATCCGCAACATTAGCTCCGTCACGGAAAAGCCGAATTAGGAAGCGTTGATTTGGGTCTACGGAAGAGCCGGAGTATGGTGCGCTGACGGCCTGAATATGCTGATATGCAGTCTGGTTACTAGATGAGGTTACATAAATAGTCTGTGTAGAGCCAAACACGCCATTCACAGCGGCTGTGGTAAACTCTAAGCCCCAGCGCACGTTCCCTGAAGATGTGCTATTCCCCGGCGACCAATGGATAGCCGCATACACGTTTGTCCCATCAGCCCAGTTAAATGGAACATCCCAATTAACAAACGTCTCTGAGGTCGCTGTAGGGACGAACATATACGCTGTCGTATTCCCTATAAACGTAGCAAGCTCTGCCGGGTTCCCAAATCCCTCGCGCAACGTAGGCTCAAGGCCGTCCATTACCCACGCAACATCAGTCCTCCCCGCAAGATCGGAGAAGTTTCCGTCCAACTCGCTATAAGTTAGCGGCGAACCCTTGGTGTTGCGGTAGACAATAGCCACCGTGGCCTCCTAGCTTAGAGAGCGAAGATGCCGGAAGCGTTCCAAGTGATCGTGATGTCGCCGCCGTTCGGTGTCACAGGGAGGCCCGTAACCGAGGTGTCGATGTAGGCCACCAGCGGCGATGTCGATGCCGTGCCAGTGTCCACATAGATAACAAGCGCCTCAACCGAGTTCCCAGTCACCGCCGTGAACGTAACGTCACCACCGTCAAACACGCCGTTCGTGAAGGCCTTGGAGCCAATCGTCTGCGGAGTGCCAACAGCGGCAGCAGAAACCGCGCTGTAGAACTGATCCGACGAGCTGTAAGTATATACGCCCGTATCTACGAGGGCGACCTTTACCGTCCCAGCGGAGAGGTTGTTGTTCGCCGTAAACTGGAGAAGCTGTTCTTTCCACTTGGGATAAAGTGCGTTTGCCATGATTTATTCCTTAACCAAAAGACCGGATACGGGGTGTCAATTTGCTGCTTCCGACCCTAGCACGTTCGTCAGCAATTTTCATGTCATTTATCAATGTCTGGTAAAAACCAGCCCAAACACTAACGCGCTCATCTTCTTTGAGATAAGGCGCAGACTGCACTAGGGTTGCGTAAAGATAGATATCGGGAGCCTCTGTCAGCAGCCAATTGGTCGGAGCCGCATCAGAAAGCGCCGGGATTTTCCCGTAATAGGTCAACTCACCAGTGTAAGTCCCATCTGGTGAAGGTAGAACCTGAAACTGCCCGCCGACCATCGTGTAGAACATTGGCTGGCCGCCAGTTGAGTAGATTTGGCTATCCTCAAGCATCTGCTCTGGCGTTACAAAGACCAGCGGCGTGATCGGGTTTGTGTCCAACTGGAACCGAATATTCTCCAGCCAGTCAGCCGGGACAGCGAAATACTGCGTATCCAGAGTTGCATCGGCCCTGACCACCATCTTGCGATGACGAAGTTGCCTGTTCAACTGAGCTTCAGCCAAGGCAATGAAGTTTGGGATCGTCGAGGTCAGATCGGAGCGGTTCAGCCAGTCAGCTACCGCGGTCTTCAACTCTGAATACGTTGTAATTGCCATCAGATCGTTCCCGGCCTAGTGCGGAAGTAGAGGTTGTCGGGATCGTTCAGCCACTTTGCCATAGCCTTCTGATCCTGAGTAATGCCCTGCCGCTCAAGTTCGTAATACACTGAAAGCGGGATCGAGCCAACCTTAGTCCACTCCCCCCAGCGCTCAGGTGCGCTATTAAACTCTGCCTTATTGGCTTCGATGATTGCGGTAACATCCTGTTCTTTGTGGATGATCGCTTCATCTTTGTCAGCATCATAGTCAAACGAGGTAACGATACCCGTTGAGTTGCTGTCATCGCTGATAATACGTTTAGTCATCTTCCCTCCAAAGAGTTAGGGGAGGAACCGAAGCCCCTCCCCAGTAACCCTTACGCCGTGGTCAAATCCGCTACGATCCCATGCGCAGCCTGATTGCTGACCTTCAGGCCGTATTCGACGAGCATCAGGCGCTTCTCAGCGTCACCCGTCTTGGCGAGTTCGGTCTGCTGGATCGGACGCAGGATTGCAAGCGAAGCATACTCAGGATCAACGATGAAAGCGTCACGAGCGCGCTGGAAGCGGTTCGGAACGATGTTGATCGTGCCAAAGTCGGAGACGTAAACGTCAGCCGCGCCAATGATCTGAGCTTGCTGACCAGCCGGAACGTCACGGAACTTCGTGGCGATGCCGGAGAACGCCGAAGCAGCTTGCTTGTTGAACGAGCCAACCATGAGCATCTTCGGAGTGCCGCCGCTGTCCCACACTTCCGCAACGACTTCCTTGAGGAGCGTTTCGGTGAAGGCACGCTGAGTGCCGTCCGTGCGAGCAGCAGTCGGGGTCGAGCCAACAGTCGGGTCAACACCGCCAACACCAAACGAGGTGTTCGAGGTCAACCACGCCGGGAGGCCAGCCGTGCGGCGAGCAGTCGTCGTGTTACCAGCAACAGACGCTTGGTTGGCGAGCAGGGCCGACTCCATGTCACGCTTCAGTTCAGCGCCCATCTTGGCGAGCTGATAGGTCAGTTCCGAGCGACGACCAGCCTTATCAACGGCTTCGAGCGTGCCGGAGATGATGACGTTCTTCGTGCTGATCTGCGTGTAGTTACCAACGCGAGCAGTCGGCGTAACAGCCTGAAACGACGAAACATCGTCACCTTCGAGCGCGGCGTTCGAGGCCGAGGCAGCAGCCAGAGCGTCAGTCTGCCATTCGAAGTAGGTGTTCTTAACGTTCTCACGGGAGATGTTCGAGATGAACGGGGTTTCTTCCGGCGAGATGTTATAGATGACGTTCGAGAGGTCTTCACGGATACCAACCGCCGAGTAGCGGGTGAAAGTATTTGCGACAATAGCCATTATTCAAGTCCTTATTAAATGAGTTTATCCAAAAGAGCGGCTGCATCAGTGATACGGCCACTACGCACAAGGCGCTGAGAAGCTCTCTTTACATCGGTTGAACTGGCATTGACCTGTGTGCCTTGCGAACCGGGGCGAATAACCCGTGTCGGTTGCTGCTTAGGTTTAGCTTTCGCCTGAGCAACTTTGGTGCGGCCCTTATCGTAGAGCATTGCTTTACGAAGAAGCGCAACGTGGCTGGCTTGACGGAGACTTTCGATCTCCATTTCAGACAGTCCTTGATTGACTGCCCAGTCACGAAGTTCTTTCGCTTCTCGTGCCATAACTTCCTGATCCTTCCACTCGGGGATCACATCAGGGAGTCGTGCGCGTTCTGCTTCTACAAAGGCTTGCACCTGACGCATCTGGTCTGCGGCTGCCTCCTGTGCCAATCGCTCTTGCTCTGCCTGAATGGCTTGGAGCCGATACGACTGTTCCTCACGGGATTTACGCCACTGCCGTTCTAACCGCGCTGCCTCAATGGGGTCTTCGTTATAAAGACTGTCCCAATCAGGCTCCGCACTGGCTTGTTGCACTAATTGCTGCTGGAGCAGCGGCAACAACTCAGCGTATTGAGCGCGTTCTTGACGGATGGTTTCCGCTTCCGACTGAAACGCTTTGCGTTCTTCAGCGAGAGCTTGCGCCTTCCGTGTGTAATCTGAAGTCCGAGAATAGCCATTCCGAAGCTCTGCTAGGGTGACTTCCACTTCTTCACCATCAACTTTGACCTTGACAGTGACATCGTCAGGAAGTTCCTGCGAGGTAGCTTCTTCCTCGCCATCTTCTTCATTCAGTTCGGCTTCTTCGTCATATTCCGACTCTTCCTCGCTAGAGGCTTCCTCTTCGTATTCCGCTTCTGCCTCGCCCGTTTCCGGGTCTAGCGCCTCAGTCGCTTCTTGGTTATCCTCTTCAGGGCCAAGCAATTCGCTGATGGCTAAGGTTGCTTCGTGGAGGCCGATCCCAGTATCGGGGTTGCCGACTTGTTCCGTCATATATCACCTTTTTCAGTAAATGTTAATTCCTTGATGCAAGCACTCCTGCGTCAAGGGTTGCCTGTAGGCGGGCTTTCAGACGCTCAAGTCCTTTAAGCGTGTGAAACAGGTCTGAGCGGAACTGATGATCGCCTACCGCGGACGTTCTCCACTCAGTGTAAATGTCTTGCTCTACCTGCGCAAAAGCCTCCAGAAGAACCTCGTCCTCTAGAAGCCGTTTCGCGTGATAGCCTTGATCGATAATCTGCTGTTTATCCATTAGATAAGCGGCCTGTAAGTTGGCGTTGTCGTAGGATTAGTTCCAGCAGCGCCCGACACAAGCGTATTATATGCGGGCTGGAAGAACGTAGCCTCTGGGCCAAAGCCATAGCGCTCGTAATCTTCAATGGCGGGCTGTGCGCGCATATCACGGCCAGCAACGTTGCCAAACGTGCCGCCAGCACCAAACGGGGAAACGTAAGGCGTTCCAGCGCCAGCGCCAGTTCCACCGCCACCCAGAAGGCTGCTGATGCCGCTACCAGCAAGGCCAGCAAGCGTCAGATAGTCTGTAACGCCAAGGTTCTTCGTAAGCCCAGAGAGAATGCTTGATCCCGTTGGTAATCCAGATACGGATGCCATTTGTCCGGGGGTCATATCTTGGCGATCTGTCTGGGTGTTCGTTGCGCCTTCAGCATTAGCTTTTGCGGCTTCTGTAAGAATATTTGAAATTGCAGTCCCGCCAATTGCTGATGGTAGAATATTTGTCGGGCGAGTTGCCGTAACTAAAATATCACCAATTGCGCCGCCAGCACTGCCAGCCCCGCTACCAACGGCTGCGCCAAGCGCGGCAGTCGGATCAACCTGCGCTATCGAACCGAAACTCAGCCCCTCTAGCGCATTTGGAACGAGGTCAGACGACAGGTTTGTTGCTGCGGTTTCAGCGCCCTTACCAGCCGCCTGTGCAGGAGCGAACAACTTCT